ATATGGCACGCGAGTTTGGACGAAAGGACTTGTGCATCCTGCTGGGCAATGTCCGGCACAAGGCATACACTGGACGAAACTCTGGATGACCATCCTAATGGGCGCTGTGCCATGATTCCGATTGTGAAGGGTTATGATTACGGGATTAAAGCTGGTGCGGAAAAATTCTCAGAAATCTCGGAGGACAAGCAGATAGCCATTTTAGGGATGACGAAGTGGCAAGCGTGGAAGGATGGGAAATTGACATTCGACGAAAACCCACAAACGGGTATCGTCGGGAGGTCTTATAATGCCGATTGGGGCTGGATGCGCTACGAGCGTAGTGCAAAAAATATTACACAAGGATAATTAAGTGATATATAATTATGATGTTGATGGAGGTGCAAGATGCCTATCAGTAACAAACCGTGGGGACAATTTTCGGAAAGCGATTATGACCCTGACCAATGGTACGAGGCTTGTCTGATTAAGCCTCCAAAATCAGAATATACGGCTAAGGCGCAGGCAAAATTACCGGTGCGCGAACCCGATGGAACACTAAATCGGAATGGAGTGCATTCAGCAGCCGCGGCATTAGCTGGGGCAAGGGGCGGAGTGCAAGCATCACCCGAAGACAAACGGAAAGCAGCCCGCGCCCTTATCAGGTTATATCGAGAGCTGGAGGAAGAGCCTCCAGAATCTATAAAGAGAATGGTGGAGTAATCAAAATGGCAACTAATGCTGGACAGGTCCCGGTGACCAACGAAAACGAGTTAGATACTCAAAATCAAGAGCAAGAAACTCAACAGGCTCAGGAGCAAGAAACTCAGGAGCAACAATTTGATGCAGTATATGTGCGGAAATTGCGCGCTGAAGCAGCCGATAACCGCAAGAAATTGCGGGAGCTGGAAGCAAAAGTCAAAGCGGATGAAGACGCCAAACTTACCGAACAGGAGCGCTTGCAAAAGCGCATTGCCGAATTGGAAAAGAAAGACTCCGAATATCAGCAAACGTTACAAGAGAGAACGGTACGGTATGAGGTGATGCTGACGGCGAACAAATTAGGTATCGTTGACCCTGATGCAGCATTTCGGCTACTCGATATATCGAGTTTAGAATTCGACGAGGATGGCAAGCCGAACAACATCGAGAAGGTGCTGAAAAAGCTTGTATCGGATAAACCATATCTAATCGGCAGTGGAGGCGGTTCAGCATCGCCAACCAACCCTGCACAGGGTAGAATTGGCGGTCAACAGCAATTTACGCGCAGTCAACTGCGAGACCATAAATTTTATCAAGCCAACCGTGACGCGATTCTTAAAGCTGCTGCGGAGGGCAGAATTATTGAAGATTAGAGAGGTCTGAAATGACACAAACAAATATTACTGTAACTGAAGCTGCTCCTTTCATCCCGGAAATTTGGGCGAACAGGGCGCTTGAGGTTCTTCGTTCAGAAATCGTATTAGCGAAACTAGTCACGAAAGATACCGATGTGGCTACGTTCAATGAGGGCGATATTCTACACGTTCCATATCCGGGGACATTCAGCGCACAAAACAAAGCTGCTAATACTTCGGTTACCTTTCAAACACCAACGGGGGCGGACAAGCAGGTGACGCTCAACAAGCACAAAGAAGTCTCTTTCATCGTTGAAGACGTTGCACGTGCGCAGGCAAATCAGGATTTGCTTGACCGCTATATCAGTGCTGCGGTATCGGCAATATCCGAAGCGATCGAATCCGATCTATTTGCACTGTATACTGGACTGTCTGGCAGTGTTGGGTCATCTGGCACGGACATTACCGCTGCTACAATTCGGTCGGCGAGAAAAGCGCTCAACGATAACAAAGTGCCGAAATCTAACCGGCATTTGGTGGTTAGCGACAAGGACGAAATCGCAATACTCGGCGATGAAGATTTGGCTAGCTATTTCGCAAGCGCACGTTCTGAGGCAGTCTCTCAGGGCGCAATCGGTAAACTGTATGGGTTTACGGTCTGGTCTAGTCAACTAGTGCCAGCCGTTGCTGGGACACCAGTAAGCACACAGAATCTAGCTTTCCATCCTGAATTTGCGATATTAGCGATGCGTGGATTGCCTGAACCGCCACCTCAGTCTGGTGCGCGGGCAACAACGATGCGGGATCCAGAGTCTGGGATAGTGTTGCGCGTACTATATGCGTATAATCCAACGTACCTTGGTGTACAAGTCACGATGGACGTTCTGTACGGAGTGGCTGAGCTTCGTGATGAAGCGGGCATCGTTGTTTTGTCGTGACGCTTATTGGAAATGGCAGCGGTAGAGTTCCTTCCTCCTTCCTCGCCGCTGCCATACCAACATGGCTAGACAGCAATGGTAACCATAGTAATTGCCACACCATCGCGGGGAGTAATCCACAGCCGAACCGTGGATGCCACTATGAAAGCCGTGCTTGAAAGCGGGCTGGAATTTATCGGCTGGGAAATTACTCATGACTTGCCAATCCCGGACTCTCATGAACGAGTTTGCAAAATGGCATTCGAGAGCGGTGCTGATTATATTTGGCTTGTCGAAGAAGATGTTGTGCCATGCCATAATGCAATACAATTGATGCTGGATAAGATGAGCGAACAGAATGCGCTGAATGTCGTCGGCGCATTTATCGATTATCCAATCAGTTACAATCCAACCTATAACTGCGCCAAACTAACAACCAGTGGTACGCTAGTATGGTGCGGTACAGGGTGCTTGCTGTTAAAAAGGACTGCTCTTGAATCGCTTGCTAGACCGTGGTTCGAGAATACCAATCATGTAGAAATTAATGTTAATGGCGAGACTGTTTCTACCCGGTCATTTCCGAAACAATATGATTATGGCGGGCAGGATATTAATTTCACATTGAGATTATATCAATCGGGATTGCGGATAGCGTACGTAGATCCCAAGGTGGCGATGTGCGACCACCTATATCTGGAGACGTGGGGAACGAGAGGAAGAAATGATGGGATGCACAAGGTTCTTTATCGACCAGCACCGGAAAGGTGGTTGTAATGGCGAAATATATCGTAAATGAGCATGGGACGGTTCATATCATTCCCAATGAATGGCTGAAAGATTATCTCATGTCGCACAAAGATTGCCGAGAAGCATATGACGACGAGATTGCAGCTTGGTATGAGGCGCAGGGTCTCGACTATATACCGGAAAATGAAGTAATAGTGGAAAAGCTAAAGAAGTTTGCTTCAGGCAGGAAAGCAGGGAAAAATTACCATGGCACGCCCTAGTATGGCAGCTCTCATAAGTTTGGTGAGGGACTTAATCAATGACCCAGCGCCATCTGGTACTACTCCTGTATTTACGGATGACAACATCGAACGGGTATTAGATATACACCGCTGGGATTATCGTTATGCACCGCTCATACCTTTGACCACTATATCAGGAGGCATAATTAATTATTTGGATTGGTATAGCGGTGAAATGTATTGGGAGACTGATGCTACCTTATACGATAATAGTTTGACCGTACTGACGCCGTCGGTGAGTGACCCATTACATGGGCGCTGGACATTTGCCACAGACCAGCAAGACGGTGTATTCGTGAGCGGAAAAGTGTATGACCCCTATGGAGCAGCGGCTGACTTGCTGGAAATGTTAGCTACTAAATATGCAATCGAATTCGACTTTGAAGCCGATGGAGCATCATACAAACGCAGTCAAAAAGCCGCGGCTATGAACGCTATGGCAGAGAAATATCGGAGAATGCAAAGAATTGTAACCGCTGACCAAACGAGGAATGATATCAACCATGTGGAATGACCGAGATTTGACCCTTATGAAAACACAGCAGGAAAGCGCTATGCCTGAATCGGTCACAATTACTCGCGTAACGACTAGCAGCGACAATTACGGCGGATGGACGGAATCAACGACGACATCGACAGCAAAAGGGCGCTTTGGGAGTATGACTGGGGTCGAACGTGAAATTGCCGGGAGGCTGAACATTGACCAGCCTGTCATGGTGATAGTGCCAGCGGGTACTGATGTGATTGAGACCGATAGACTGACAATATCAAGTGTCGAATACGAAGTCTGGTCTGTATTATCAAAATCGAAGGCAACTGCTCTTCGATTAATTTGCAAGAAATTGTAGAAAGGAAAATATTATGACTGCTGAAACGTTAGCTATGATTACCGGGGGTGGTTTTGTCGCTATTGGCATCCTATATACCGGGCGTAAAATCGTGGTTTGAAAATTTATCGCCATCTTTGAAACAGTCGGTAATGGGAATTGCACTGATTATCGTGGCAGCCGCTATAATGGGTCTCGTATGCAGTGGATATGGTGCAGATTTGGGCATAGCCGTAACTTGCGACAGAGCCGGCATTATCGGATTTGTGCGCGTCTTAATAATGGCAT